CGTGTTGTCTGGCCCGTTCCTTCATAGCTGATTCAGCTGTATTGTAATGAGCCAGGATACCGCTAGACTTCTCCCACTTAGTCAACGCCCGCTCATAGCTACCAAGTAAAACGTGGTATTGCTGCTGGTGTGGAGTGTATTCTTTCAGCTGAGTTCTGAGTTTCTTTACTTGCTCACCTAGGAAATCAATTTCTTTCCTATGTTGCTCAAGCACATCCTCACTTAGTTGCAAACTATAAGGACAATTAGAGCTAGATAACGCAAGCTCAGTCGAGATCTTTCTCCACTCTGGCATGTATCTTCTCAGACTACGTTCACTGACTCCAGCAAGTTCTGCAAGCTTCTTTGCACTCTTTACTGGCTTGATTTCACCTTCGCCATAAAGGTATAGTTGTTTTGCATAATGCATGGCATCGCTTAGATCTTTTCCCATAAAGGCGAATAAATCACATCGAGCCTGTATAGTCAACTTTTACTAGATTTACTAGACGTCTAGTAAAAAATCTAGTAACTCATAACTCCTTAAGCTTAGGGACTTAACGTTAAAAATTATATAATAAAATATATATTTACTAGATTACTAGAGGGGGACAGGCATCAACCGAAAGTTGATTTCTGAATATACACATATACCCAAAATCTAGTAAATTAGTAAAAGTGCTGTTTTTTGCACCTAACTCATTGATACTCAATGCTTGGACAATTCCGATATGGCCTAGTAAAAGTTAGTAAATCTAGTAAACACTAGCATTATTATGCACAAATTATCCTTGGCGATTCTTTCTTTTAAGGTAATTCGGATAGTCTTTTATGAGCTTTTTATAATAGGACAAATCAGAGAATGTCAGCTTCAGTCTCTCTCGTAAAGTGCCATCAGGATACTTCTCGTGTGGCTGTTTGAATAAAGCTAAGTTCGGACGCAGCTGCCTAAGTTCTTCGAAACACTTCTCGGATTCTTGCTCCCATGCTTGCAACTGCTCTCTTTTGCTCAATCTTTTCATGTGCTTCTATTAGCATATTACCCCGAAACACACAACCACAAACAATCTATGGACAAAACACAATTACAAGAACTAAAGGAACATTTTGATGAGGAGCCTCTCAAAGTGTCGAAATGGTTCAGAAACTACATCAACGGTAAGTTCTACGGGACCACATGGGATGAACTCGATCAGTTCATGGCCGAATATCAAATTGACGAGGGAGGCGTGCTCGATTCGCTTCTGCTCAATAAAGAGTGCGGTCAATGGGGATTTGAACCGAAAGAATAAAACTATGGACGAACCACAAAAATACCCTGAGACCTATTTGCACATTACCGAATGTTCAACTGGTGATGAACACATCATGGAAATCTCAGGCAACAAGACACTAGACCTTGAACTTAGAATCAAGGAATGGCTCAAACGTGAGTATTGCGGAGAGGTCATACTCGATGGCGAACTCATGCCCAAACTCGACGGCCAATACTACGCCAAGATCATGACCAATGGCAGACCGCCAGACAGTGTGGTTTGCTGGGAAGATGCTGGATTTTTCACAAAAGTAGTAACCTACAACTATGACTAACCGAGAACTAAACCGAGCTGTTCCCACAACTATGAAAGACGAAGACCTAAACGCAAAAATCGCTACCATCTGCGGGTGGAAGATCAGCAATCGAAACGCGAAAGACTGGAGGCACTGGCATGTCAAGCACCCCGAATCTTGTCCAAACTGGGATTCCGCTGGCTCCAACTTACCCGACTACTGCAATGACCTAAACGCCATGCACGAAGCTGAGAGGTGGGCTCTAGGTCGGCACGTAGAGCACGGGAAGTATGCAGAGCGAGTTTGGGAGTTGGTCAAGGCAACCGAAGCCGCTACCGAAGGTGATGCGTGGTTTGCTCATATCCACGCAACCGCACGTCAGAGGGCTGAAGCATTCGCGGATATTATGCACGCTTCATCTGTTTTACGTTAACATCAAAATACCTGAGTAGCTATATCGAGCCGTTATGAGAAAGGACTATGGAGAAGGGTGGTTCACTCTATACGAGATCCATGAGTGGAAAGGAGACGCAACACCGTGACTCACAGTCTGTAAATATACTCAGTCCATCAGTTCGCTGGTGGGCTGCGATATGTCTACAGAAACAGAAACAAAGCTGGACTTCGTCAAGGTTGTGAACCCATGCACAATGACGGGGTATAATCGTAAAGGAGAAGTATCTTCTCAAACTTACTGTAAAATCACATATAAAGATGGGAAGCTTTCTATCACAGGGGTCGTCGGACCAATGATAGGCGGTGACGCTACGGGACCATGTGGTCAGATCTACCCGCTTAAACCTAGATCAGTAAATAAAGGATGGGCTGGTAAAATCAAGAGATTTAATCAGATCTGGAAGGATTGGCATCTTAATGATATGACTCCTCACTCTCCTGAGATGGAAGAGTGCGACTGGTGTAGTGAAGAAGCTAAGAACATTAAGATAGCTAAGGTCAGACTTAGCCTCATCAATGATAAATGGAGTGAGCGTAGAAAAATCATCGAAGCTATCACTGAACAAGCCATTCAGGATATTATTGATGGTGAACTTAAGACTAGCCATAACGGTTATAACGATGCTACTATTAGACTCCTTAAAACTCCTAACCATAAGACAGTCTACTGCACTGAAGAAGAGCTTTCCGAACTACGTAATAATATTCCTGAGTTTATGGAGATCAGTAAGTCAATAGCTACAAAGCAGGAAGACATCGACTGGAACTCAGCACATTGGACATCACACAGTAGCCACCCACTGGGTATGTTAGGTCGAAAAGTGAACCCTGACGACGAGCATGGCTACGGAGGCAAGTGGTGGTTCCGTGAAGTCCCTGATGATGTGATCGAATTTCTCAAGTCGCTTCCTGACACGGAGAGAAAGCCAGCATGGGTATGATCTTTAGTGAAAATAAATAATTGACAACGCACAATAATTATTATACACAATAAACACGATGGCACTACATCAATTCAAAGAAATGCGACAGCAGCAGGAGTCGCACATACCACTATCAGATTTTCCTGCTGATCTCCTAGCCGATGCACGTAAGGTATGGCACGGCCAGGTGCAGTATGAATTCAGCGGTCAAGACTACTTTCATTACTACAGCTACAAAGGCACACCGCTAGAGATGCGTGTGATGACTGATCTCGACGGAATGGTCTACGTTTATCTCTATAAATGTCAGCATGTCGCTGGCTTTATTGAGAGGACAAACCACTACCACTCTATGCTTAGCGTGACAGCTGATCAGCTGTCTACTAGAGGAAACAAACTGATAAGACTTTTAGTAATCGTAATGGTTTTGCTAGTATTGATTGCAGTCGGATTGATTATTGCATGATAAGACAACCGTAAGCCATGAGAGCGGAGCGAGCAGGGTTCTTAATACGTTTTTACCTGCTTTCATATGATCCTCCGATGACGGGACAGCTATCCTTGGAAGTCATCACCTTTAACAATTAACAAATAGAATTATATTATATTATGGACCACTCAAACGTAGCACATAACTTCGCACACGGTAAGCGAGGAACAGGAGCAAACATGTTCACCGACGGAACCACAATCTACTCATACGGCCATCACTTCATGGCTGGTGCTAGACATGTTAGACCAGACGGTAGCGTGTTCTTCTTTATCAACTGGAACAAGGACTACAGTGTCAGCACTCGACAGCACATGTCATACATCGACGATGCTACTCACGGTATGGAAAGGTTGTATCTGGACAATCCAGAGCACGCTCATCGATACTATGAATTGGATGATAAAACTCTATTCAAGAATGCCATGAAGACTGAGCATATGTCAGCACTGATGAAAGCCAAAGACTGGTATGAAGAAGCCATGACTCACCGTGCTGGAACTCAAGTCCAAGGATACAAGATGAGGGAGGCTAACAAGTGGGTAGACAGAGCCAATGCCATCCAGAAATTTTGCAAGCTTGGCAAGCGTATCGTTCCTCACTATGAACTGAGTGAAGAGATGCAGCGTAAGGTGCGTGAGAAGGAACGCATCAAGCATCAAAAGGAGCGTGAAGCTATCAAGGACTGGCTCACTGGTAAGAAAGATACTTACCCTCGCACCTCACGTCCTTACCTACGCCTCAAGATGGAGCAGACAGTGCGTGCAGGTGAAGGTGACTGTCGCATATACGGTGAAGCCCTCATGATCCAGACTACATGGGGTATCAAGTCTATCCCATATGATGTGGTCAAGTGTGTGATCCCATACGCTGAACGTTGCTACAAAGAGCAGGTAGGCATGGAGATGTATGATGCGATCGACAAGATCAATAACGTCATGCAGACCTACGCCAAAGAGCAGCAAGTTACAATGTGTTGGAGGCTGGACAAGATCACTAGCAAGGGAGTCATCAAGTTCGGATGTCACCACATCCCACTGAAGATGGCTCAGCGTATCCAAGCACAAGCAAAGGAGATGAGATCATGCTCAGTATCAGCGACATCCTAACACACGAACCATTCCAAGAGCTAGAGGATCGACTTGATGTTCTAGCTCTCATCTTCGTAGACTTCATCGAGATTGTTCTTGATGGAGACTGCGATTTCATCAAGCAAGATCTGTTGGACTCAGCAGAAGGATGGCTTGATACTTGGTCGGGAGATCACGAGATCAAATACTGCCCTGGGTGTAAGAAGTATCTGTCTGATGATCGATACCTCTATGATACTTACGACTGTGACGACTGCGATCAATGCCTTGATGAGAAGGCTGAGCATGAGCAGTATCTTAAGGACATCGAGTGGGCATACAACCATGATAGAATCTAACTATGATTACATTACCATTAATAATAGCAGACCGTCCCGAATCAGGGATGACAATGTATAGAGGCAACTGGAATGTTGTCTACTATAAAGACGGAAAGACTTATCGTAAGTCTATGGGGACAGATGACGTAGAAGTTGCAGCTTTCTTCCGTGACATCTTTCACAAGCGTATGCTCAAGCAAGGTGCTGAGTATGTCGGGAGTGTTGGACGTAAGAAACTAGACTTCGATCCTGAAACTGATCAATACATCTACAGTATGCATCGTGTAATTGTAAACGGTGTTACAGTCGGTAGTTCTAAGGATATTGACAAGGCCAGAGAGATACGGGATACCTACCTCGCAACTATAAAAGAATAACACAATGCCAAAATATAGACACACTTACGAGATAGTTCTGAGCAATGGAGAAACATCCATTGAGCACGTCATCACATCGTCACGAGCTACGCCTGACAACCACAAAAAGTTAGTTGGGGTCCGCAAACGTGGAGCCACTACTAACTACGTTCAGACTCGAATGATCAAACAACATAACGGGGAAGAGCGAGGGGAATTAGAATCCAACTACTCAAACCTCGGTAACGGGGGATACATCCGAAGAAATATACTCCATGGCTAAACGTAAACACAATCACGATAGACTGCTGAGAAGAGCGAGCTTAGTATTCAAAGAGTATCAAAGACCTGACGGTTCAAGGCACGTAGACATCCAGCCTGAGAACGCACAAGTCAAGTCGGACCACACTATGAGAATGTTCGACTCACTCTATCAGCAGTCCTATCTTGCAGTCGAGAACATCACTGATGATCTCCAAGGTAATCACGCTACCTTTTTAAAGCGAGCTAAGCAGACAGAGAAAGAACTCGTGACTGCTCAGTTCGACATCGCAGCACTAGAGAATAAACTTGAGCTGGTTCGCAAGCTTGTTCTTTCCATCAAGACCGAGTCGTATGGCGGCAAGGCATCGGACCTACTAAATATAAAGAAACAACTAACAATAATCATATCATGAAAAAGATAATTAAGATCGGAAAGAACAGAGGCAAGGCACGTCTCTGGCTAGAGGGTAAGTGTCTCGAACATGCTGGCTGGAAGAAAGGTAGAAAGTTCTGTTGTATGTTTAACGAAGGACAAATACATTACGAGAGTGCGTATCACGAGTCGCCCCCAGACTTCTACAATAGAAAAGTAGCAGGGACTAACAAACGTCCTGTTATTGATACTAATACAGATAGGATCAAAGAAGCTATAGGCGATTACACTCACGTAGAAGTAACGATAACTTCGGACGATATATTTATACGAGGGGTCGAAGCCCCTGAAGGCTTGCTCACTAAAGCAGCTAAAGGTGTGGCTCTTCTCGCAGCACTTGCTGTCCCTTACATCTCTCAGTTCAAACCTGATGCGATGAAAGTTCTGGTAGGGTGTGAAGAGTCTGGTCGGGTGCGTAATGCATTCGTCGAGGCTGGTCACGATGCCGTGAGCTGCGACATCATGGACACTTCAGATCCTACGGGCTGGCATATCAAGGACGACCTTCTTAATCACATCGACGGTGACTGGGATATGCTGCTGGCATTCCCACCCTGCACCTACCTCACCAACTCAGCAGCGTGGGCATTCAAGGACCCAGACTTCGAGCGATACCCTGAGTATGGCTACCACCAGAGGGTGAAGGATGGCACGTTGACTGGTGAGGCACGCCGTGCTGCCCGTCAGGAGGCTTTAGAGTTCGTTCGCTTACTCTACACCAGCCACATCAGAAAGGTCTGTATCGAGAATCCTGTTGGCTCATTGAGCAAGATGTTCCGCAAACCTGACCAGACCATCCAGCCATGGCAGTTCGGAGATCCAGAGTCAAAGACTACTTGTCTATGGTTGAAGGGACTTGACCCTCTAATTCCCACACAGATACTCGACATCGAGCGAGACGGATACCTTGCTAGTAATGGAGTGTATCGATGGATGAACCAGACAGCAGGAGGACAGAGCAATCTACCGCCTACTCCTGACCGTGACATCATCCGATCTAAAACATACCTAGGAATTGCTCTTGCAATGGCTGACCGATGGGGCTAAGGTAGTCCTGATCAATTCTGATTTTAATTGAAACACGAGAGCCTCCTGAGTGGGAGGCTCTTTCCTTATACCCTATTGTATTGGAGAAGGTTAGCATTAGTATCATACCTATCCATAGCATCTACCTTAGTTAGTCTGCTCAACACTCCCCCTTTACACAGACTATCTATACAGTTTTCTATAGCAGTAATAGTTCCTTTAGGATCTGATCTAAAGCTGCTCCTCTGCCTAGCCTCATTAGATAACCTAGAGAAAGTAAGTATGTTCTTATCCTGAGCTACATGTTCAGGGAACTTATAAGTCTTACGTCTCTTCACTGGACTAGCAGAACAAATAGCACGTATGATCCTAAGCATATCAGCCTCTTGTTTAAGCTGACCTTTACCTACATCACCAGACTTAAACTTGTTAAGCATATACTTATCCTTACCCATTATGTATGCGTAAGCATAGTCAACCTGAGCCTCATTGATGAATGGCTTCTCTAGTCTATCACCTGTTGCCAGTTGAGTAGCGTGCCTCCATATCTTCAGTGATGTTCTGTTGAGATAATCATTCTCCAAATCACCTGATGTCTGGTTGTAAGATGACAGCCTGAGTTCTCTCTCGATGTGAGTCATCTTAGCATACGCTCGCTTAGTAGCTCTGACCTTTACCACTGACTCAGTAAGATCGAGGTCATCTGCCTTGGTGATGTGGTCAATCAGTAAATCCTTAAGCTCATCCGACATCGGGTGCTTGCCTGAGTTCTGTTCTACGAACGGGATGTCCTCAAGACAAACAAAGATCTGACGTTGTAGTAGACCAGTGCCAATGCTATGCACATCCATGTCAGCAAACATATCAGCAAAGGTAGACTCACCATAGAAGCTACCAGCTGCACGGAAGATGGACGACTTGAGTTCTTCATCCTGCTTAACTTTCTTTCGACACCGCCACATACCGTGCGGGTAATCTGTAGCCATAGTTAAGTTAAGTATCCCTTCATTCAAAGCATCGATATGAGGTGGTCTGTTAGGAGAGATGACCTTTCTCCACCAAGCACCAGCCTCTGGAACTTTGCTCATGAATAAGGGATGCTTACTTAGCACAGTCTCCATCGCTTCACCTGATGCGAACTTACCTACGATACGCTCATTCAAATGCGGCACGTCAGTCTGTAGCTCAGACACTACAAGATCAAGGCACTTACTGAAGATGTCCTTACCCTTACCTGTCTCTGCTATCAACCACCAACTTAGATTCAGTCCAGTGTTAGTAGGGGTGACATAAGCACGTTGCTTGATCATAGTAACCACAACATTAGCACAGACTATAGCGATGTCCTCATTAGGAGATCGAGCATTCTTTAAGAAGTATTCAGCCAGCATCCTATGTAGACGAGAAGGGATCTTGTCTATCTTCTCAGTAGTGAAGTCATACTCCTCGATCTCAGCATCAGTCATCAGCTCATCATCTGATAAGTGATCAAATGATACACTGGTGATCTTATCCTCAAGGCTTTGCTTAATAACTTTTTTACCAGTAGCTGGCTTGCTTGTCTTCTTCTTTGAAGTTTTCTTCTTAGTAGTTTTCTTGCTGACTTTCTTCTTAGCTTTAGCTTCCCTTTTCTCCTCAGCAATACGAGCTTCATCAGCTAACTCTTTGGATCTCTCAAGTCTGATGGCTTCGTTCATCACCTTGTCCCTATACTTCTGGATAGTTCTGTCGATGTAAGTCTCTGGTCTACCGCCACCTTTATCATCACGGAACAGACCTGATAGACCAAAGGCATACCTAACAAGTGCGTTAGACTCAGACAGCTCGCACATCATAGAGATGAGAGCGTGATCAGCTCGTGAATGGTCAGCTCTACCCGCCTTGTCATGATACTCAGAGTATTGAGTCCAGTCTCCGTTGAATAGGTTGATGAACTTCTGCTGATACACAGTGACACATGCAGTGTAGAACAAGTGAACGTTCTGGAAATCCCACTCGTGTTCCTCAAGCGGGAAGGTGAAGCCTTGGTTACGTGACTTGCGAATCTTATCCTGAAGTAGCTTAAGCTTCTGTGTGTTGCCGATACGGATTTTGCCTCTCTTCTTAATGAGGTCGCCCGTCATAATGCAGAAGCGATTCTTATCTGAGATCTGGATGTGCTCTTCAGCCAAGCCGTTACCATCGAGCTTACCTTTGATGATAATGTGAGCACCCTTACCTGATACGGATCGTTCAGTATAAGACGGGAACCATTGCAAGAGTTCAAGATGTTCCTTGCGATACTCTTCATCATCAGTGTGGTCCAGATCTAGGAATACCCAGACATCATCATCCATAAAACAGAAGGCGATGTGATCTCGTCTACCGCTACGGACTTCCTCTACTGCTTCCTCAAATGATCTGAGTGTAGATACATCGTTCGGTCTTGCATGATCGTCTGTCCCTGGTGTGTAAGGTTTCTTCTTACCATCAGACACATCGAAGCAAGCCCATCGATCCATCTCCCGCATCTCTTTGGGGATGTTCTTATAGTTTATCCTAACCTTCTTCATCTGAGGCAGAGATCAATGGCTTGTTAGTAAAGTATTCGTATAGTCGTTGCATGTATTCAGACCTCATGTCCTTCCCGTTGCGGCTGAATGCATAGACTGCACCATATGGAACTCCCGACTCAACTGAGATTGTGCTGATGGGCATCTTAGTATTGGTCAAGTAATCCTTGACTCTGTCTTTTAAAGTTGGCATTGTTCCAAACTCTTAAGAGATCCTTACCTTTTAGTCAACTAAAAATATTTTTAAAATTTCGTAAACTTTTTTCTTGCTAAATAAATTAGCTAAGAGTAGAACATAAACATCATTATGAAACGAGTAAGTAAACAAAGACTCCTCGCTGCTAAGGCTGAGCTTGCCGAGCTAGAGGACACAATCAAAAAAGCTCAACACCGTCAACGTGAACTCCGCAACAATATTGCAGACAACTATCACACTGGCGACGATGGGACCCAGAACTTTGAAGTTCACGGTCATGAGATAAAGGTATCACGTAAGATGAACCTATCTATAACTAAAGGAAACCTAGCCTTGTTAGAGGAAGAGGAACCAGAACTCTTCGAGGAGGTAACTAAGACTGAAGTTAAGCTTCATGATACTTCAGCTAAGAAGAGACTCGATGACCTCGGGGACTACGTTACAATGAAGCAAGGTCTCCCTGTTGTAACCATCAAAGAGATAGAGTAGTATGCCAGTTAAAGTTAAGTTAGCTAGTAAGGTAGCTCGTGAGGGTGGGGTTAAGTTAGCTGTTCATGCAGCTGCTGGTATGGGTAAGTCCATGCTAGCAGCTACGCTAACTAAACCTGTCGTTATCCTTACTGAACGAACAGGTGCAGATTGTTTCTCCGATGAGAACATTCGCCAGATCTATGGTGGTAAAGGTAATACTAAGATCGGAGTAGTTGAAGCCTATACTATCGAGGATGTTGAAGAAGCATTCACTGAATTGGTTGAAGACGAAAGGTTCGATACCATTGTCCTGGATAGTGCAAGTGAGTTGAGTAAGATGTTACTCAAGCTTGCAATGGAAGGAACTACTAACAAGATGCAAGCCTATGGAATGATGGCAGATAATATCGATGAGCTTCTACGCAATCTTATAGACTGCCCTAAGAACATCGTGTTCTTATTCCATTCCCATAAGGTAGAAGTCTACGACGAAGAAGGTAACGAGATGGGAACCAACTTCGTAGCTGGCTTTGAAGGACAGAAGATGAAGACTGATTTCAGTCACATGATTGGTGACATCTTCTGTATTGTAAATGACTTTGATGAGCAGGGAGAAGAGACTAGACTTCTCAGAACCAGACAGCGTGACACTCCGTTCTATGCTAAGAACAGAAGTGGTATGCTCAAGGATCTTGAGCCTATGAATCTTCAAGCTATCATCGATAAACTGAGTGGGGTAAAGAATCCCTCTCGTAAGAAAGCTCGTGGTAAGAAACCACAATAACATGGGAGAGTGACTGCCCTTGAATGTCACAACTTAAAACAAACTAATATTAAACTATGAAGTTTAAACGTAAAGACCATGGAAGCATCAACGACTCTGGTGCTAAGAATCTCCCAGTAGGGGAGCACGGATACACAATCCTTAAAGTTGAGATCGTTCCTGTCAAAGCTGACAAGAGTGGTAAGCGTAAGCATATCTCAGTTAGCCTTCGTCATACTGATGGTAAGAACTATACGTTCTACATCGAGGTCAACAAACGTAACCTTGGGACCAAGGCTACAGCTAAGGCCAAGGAAAACGAGAAGATTCGTCAAGAGATCGCTTATGAAACCTTCGGTGCATTGATGGAGGGTGCTGGGTTCGATGAGGACTTCGAGATGACACCAGCTAAGTTCAAGCTATTCACCGACAAGGATGTTGTGATCACATCTGATGAGGTGAAGAAGGGAGAGAACACTTACTCTCGTATTCTTTCTATCTATCCAGCAGATGAAGAGGAAGGTGCGGAAGAGGATGAGGACTACGATGAGGACGAAGACTCTGAGGATGAAGCTGAATACGATGAAGAGGAATCCGACGAGGAAGAGGAAGAGGACTACGACGAGGACGAGGACGAGGACGAGGACGAGGACGAGGACGAGGAAGAAGAGGACGAGGACGAGGAAGAGGAGGACGAGGACGAGGAAGAGGAGGAAGAGCCTGAACCTAAGCCAGCTCCTAAGAAGCGTAAACCTGCTGCTAAGAAGGCAGCTAAGAAAGCACCTCGAAAGCGTAAGCCAGCACCTCCTGCTGACGACGAGGACGAGGACGACGATCCGTTTTAATCCTTAACCGTGCCTCACTATGGTAACTAAATCCATCACACTACCAATACCAGACAACAGGCTAAGTCCTAACAAGAGTCCGAACAGACATGTCAAGACTAGGCTAGTCCGTGAGGCACGGACACACTCTGAGAGGGAGACCTATAAAGCTATGAACAGCTGGGGTCTCCCTCCTGGTAGTTACTACGTGGAATCACTGCGTTACGTGGCCTACTGGAAAACAGCTAGGCATAAGAGAGACGACACTAATCTTATTGGATCTTGTAAGCACTACGAGGATGGTATTCAAGATGCGATAGGACAGGACGACAGCACATGGAGTGTGCAGCAACCTGAGCACTACGTCTCGCCTGATAATCCTCGACTAGAAATACAAATTAATATTATATTATTATGAAACACACAGAAAAGATACTGGTTGCTAAGCGTGACTCAGTAGTCAATCACATCCCTGTAATACTGAACGCTGCACAAACTATGGATACTGACAGTAACCCTACTAAGGTTCTGACAGACATAGACTTTCAGTGGATGGTTCGCAAGGATGCCGAGGTAGATCCCGACTATAAGCAAATCATACCATATATTGTTGTGGTCAAGCACACTGATGAAGGTCGTAAGTTCCTTACCTACTCAAGAGAGAAAGGGTCTGGGGAAGAAAGGCTTCTTGGTAGCAGGTCCTTGGGGTTCGGCGGTCACATCGACATCGACCAAGAGATCAACACTAGGCTAGATAAACAAGGAATGCTTAACGCATTTAATCTACTGTGCCTATCTGCTGATCGTGAACTTAATGAAGAGATCGGTCTATCAGATGGAGACTATGCTATGAAGTCTTTGATAGGATTCGTCAACAACGATGGTGATGATGTAGGTTCTGTTCATCTTGGCGTAGTCATGCAATGTATGGTCATGTCAGATTGGAACCCTGAGCAGCGTGAAGACGGGGTAGCAGATCTTAGATGGCAGTCGCTCGAAGAGATCCAAGCTACCGTAGAATCCTATGAGGTGTGGTCACAGCTCATTGCAACCAAGTTCTATTTCTAATGAGTAACGGCGGTAATAAACTATGGTGCAAGATCTTCAGGCATCCTATCTATGGACAGATCCTAGTGCAGAAGATTAGTGAGAGTGACTCAGACGGAAGTGACTTTGCTCGTAAAGTATCTCTAACTATAGAACCTACAGCAGTTGATATTCCTATACGGGATGTAGCTAACATGACAGTAGGTCCTGCTTTCTCTGACAGCGACAAAGGTAAGAAGATGCAAGAGATCTTCTTTAACGAAGTCACCGAAGCTATGGCTATTGATATGATTGACGAAGCCATTGAGCAGCTGAGAGACTTCACAAGCTAGTGGACTTCGACCCTTACAGCGTGGACTTGGATGTTCTCATACCGAGATACCTAGTCCACGCTTATCTTTATTACAGACAAGGAACCACACTCATAAGTGATCAGTGCTTCGACTCGATTGCTCGACGACTACACCAGGAATGGGATAACGTTACACACCCGCATAAGGAACTCATCGAGCATGATGCTCTGCTATCAGGAGCAAACTACATACAGTTCCCTAGAAGAATAGAGCAAGCGGCTCACTATCTTCTCGATAATAAACCAGAGCCGCAACCTAAACAAATGAGTTTTAATATTAATAAGTTACACAAGGCTATTGATAAATGGTCTATGGATCAGGGCGAGCTAGATCTTAGGATCTACGTTCCTGATAACAGTAAGAAGAAACGCAATCATTTAGGTATGTCAGAGATCGCTGAGCCATGCACTCGTGCTGCATGGTATAAGTTCAGGAAGATCTTTAACAAACCTATCGAACCTAGAATGATGCGTCTCTTCCAACGTGGGCATCGTGAAGAGTTTATCTTCATGCACATGCTACGTGAAGTAGGACTTACTATCTGGGATGAAGATCCTAAGACGGGTAAGCAGTTCAAGGTAGTAGACTTCGATGAGCACTTCCAAGGATCAATGGATGGTATTACCAAAGATAAAAAGGAACTATACATCAAAGGTAAGAAGCCTTTCCTAACAGAGTATAAAACTTCCAACGATGCACGGTTCAAGGAACTTAAGAAGTCAGGACTAAAGAAGTGGAGTCCTAAATACTGGGGACAAATCCAGAGCTACATGGGATACGAACCGAGGCTGATTGGATGCTTGTTCTGTGTGGTCAATAAGAATACTGATGAGCTATACCTTGAATGGGTTGAGCCTGATAAATCAGCATTCAAGTTATGTCAGTCTAACGCTGAAGAGATACTATCAGCTGAGCGTCCACCTCGACGCATCTCTAACAGACCAGCGTTCTGGTTATGTAAGATGTGCGACTTCAAGAACCATTGCTTTAAGAAAGATGTAGAGTCAGCTAAGTCATGTCGATCATGTCGTAACGCTTATCCAGCTGAGAACGGGGAGTGGGGATGCGATCTAGGTAAAGAGTATGGAGAACTATGTGATAAGTGGGAGGATTGTAATGTCAAGTAACGACCCGACGACACTATCTCCTGCAATTCGTGAGCTTCAGGCTGATTTCTTCAAGAAGATAGCTATCGCTAACGCTATAGGACCTGAGTATAGACAAGCAGAGATCGCTTCTCGTGCTGGTATATCACCATCGTTCTATAGTGAGATGAAGAAGCTTAAGAAGCCGCTATCAATAAACTCAGCAGTTAAGATTGCTACTGTGCTTGATCTCGAAATTGAATATGTATTTACCAAAAGATGAAACTTAGATGTTATCAAGTAGAAGCATGTAAGGCATTGTGGGAATGCCTCCACGACCCTGATGCTGGTCACATCCTATGTGTATCGCCCACTGGAACAGGTAAGACTGTCAAGATCAACGCCACTATTAAGAAGCTGATGCTTAGGTATAAGAAGCTAGGCGTAATGGTGATCACACATAACAAAGACATCATCGGACAGAACGAAGCTTCGATGCGTAAGTTCTGGAGAAAAGCTGACACGGGTATCTACTCAGCTGGTATCAAGAGAAGAGAAACTCAGAACAGAGTTCTCTATACTGGTATCCAATCGGTTCATAAAAGAGCTGACGAGTTCAGAAAGATCGGTGTCATGTTTGTAGATGAAGCTCACTTACTTAGCCCTAATGACGGGACGATGTATAAGAGATTCGTTGACCGTATGTTAGAGTTGAATCCTAAGATGCGTCTCGTCTTGTTCTCAGCCACACCATACCGAATGGGTCAAGGTCACTTACTCGATACTGATTGGGCCGACACTGTAGCGTTCGACTACACCGAAACCGAGAAGTTCATGTGGTTCGTTCACGAAGGCTACCTCTCTAAGCTAGTGACCAAGAGAGCAGCTAAAGAAATTGACATCACTGACTGTGCTATACGTGGAGGTGAGTTCAATGACAAGGATCTCCAACGTCTCTCTAACACGGAAGAGAACAACAAGGCTGTAGTCGAAGAGTGTATTCGCTACGGTAGTGATCGCAATCACTGGATGGTGTTCGCATCAGGTGTAGATCACGGATACGAGCTAGCCAAGATGTTTGAGAGCTACGGTATTCGAGCCATCTCTTTACATGCTAAGTCTCCCAGCAGAGACGAGGAGCTGAAGAGATGGGAGAGCGGAGACTATAAGGTCATGGTGAACGTAGGACTATACACTACTGGATACGACTTCCCTGCTCTTGACATGATCGCAGTAGCACGAGCCACACAGTCCACTGCTCTATGGGTTCAGATGCTAGGTCGAGGCACACGTCCTGTCTATGCGTCAGAGAAATATCCTGAGACTAAGGAAGAAAGGTTGGCAGCTATAGAGGCAGGACCTAAACAGAACTGCTTAGTGTTAGACTTTGCTGGCAATACAAGACGACTTGGTCCTATCAATGCACCGATCATACCTAAGCCAAGGAAGAAAGGTCAGGCTAATGAAGGTGAAGCACCAGTGAAAGAATGTCCTGAGTGTAAGTCATACGTTCACGCTAGTGTTCGTGAGTGTGAGGAGTGCGGCTATGTGTTCCCTCCTAAAGAAAAGGAAGTGGACAAGACAGCAGGGACTGACGAGATCATGGTGAACGAAGCATTAGAACCTAACGTCAAAGAGATTCAGGTTCAGACTGTAGGATACAAGGCACGGACTAGCAGGAATACAGGAAGGGAATACTTCATGTGCTCTTACCATACACTCAACGGGACATACCAAGAGTATCTGTATCCAGGACACCCAGCTGATAACGTCCGTGAAATCTTCAACTCATGGTGGTGGCACAGACTCGCCGATGAAGATAAGAAACTCTATAAGGACAGGAAGAAGTATCGCTACCCTCTTACCGTTGAAGCTGCTGTTGCACGAGCAGGTAATGAACTCATCGTCCCTACTATTGTTAGGGTTGATTTTAATACTAAGTATAAGAACGTGACTGGTGCTTCCTTCGAGAACTACCAAGATCAAGCCAATGCATTCTAATGAAAGATATAATAAGAATTGTAATGAAAGCCTGTAATCCTAACGGGACTCAGGCTCAAGCTGGAATGGTTAAGTTCCAGAACGGAAACCTCATAGCATACGGCGGGGTGTTCTGCATACAAGCACCAGTTGAAGTGACAGCTGAGTGTGCTTTTAATCCTCAGACTCTACTGGCATTCCATCGTAAGGATAGACAAGGCGGTAGCTACACAGTCAAAGACAATAAGCTTATCCTAAAGCACAAGAGAGAGCGGGTCACATTGAAGTGCTTACCCGCTAGTGAGGTAGGTATCATTGATGTGTTCACTGACAAACGAAAGAGCAAAGGCATCACTCAACGTGCAGCTAAAGTGTTAGAGAGATGTATCGATACTTCACACCATGACCACAAGTATCAGGGGGTCCTGATCCGAGATGGTTACGTGTGTGCTACAAACGGTCACATCTTATTTGCACTGAAGGTGAACTCACTTAAAGGAATAGAGTGTATCGTTCCTTACGACACAATAAAGTTCATCGCTACACACAACGAGGACATGGAAGGTGTCGCCTTCGATGGAGACAATATAAAGTTCTTCTACCCTAGTGAGATCACGATAACCTCACGCCTCATTACAGGAGCTGATGACTACGTCGATGTGTTCAGCATCTTCGATCACGAGTATGAAGATGTAGAGATTGATGGATCGATTGCCGA